GGTCCGCGCCTGCCCGACGGCTTGGGACGCAGCGCGCGCTGGCGCCGCGCCAGTGCCGCGCGCAGGAATTTCAGTTCTCGCTTCTTGTGGCGCAGCTCCTTCACCGCGGCTTTCGCCTCGGTTGCAGACTTCACCGACACCGCAACCGCAGTGCCCTCGATCCTGGTATAGCGCATGGGCGCCAGCTGCATGGCCGTGTCCGCTCGCGAGCTCAGGGAAGCGCAAAGATAGTCCGCCACTCCGGCCATAGTCCAGGCACATGAATGCGCCGGCTGTCCGGGCGTTACGACGTCGGCTGCCGTTGCCTACGGACGGTGCGCGTCGGGAGTTGCAAGCGACATCTTGATACATTGTGTGCGCCGGGTTCGGAACTTGTTTGTAACAATTGGCAAAACTCGGCCTCACTATCGCCACAACGGTTGCCGAGAGAGATGGGCCGTTGACGAACTGATTCGCCCGGCGCCTCCGCGGCCCGGCGACGGCGGCGAGGGAAATGCGCAGGCAGCGGATCATCATCGGCTCTGTCGGGATCGCGACCGGGACAGCCCGTGCGCTCCGGCCTGCGAGTGTGTGGAGAGCGGCATGAGACGACTTCCGGTGGTGGCTATCGGCGTGGCGCTCTGCGCCCTGGCAACCAGCGCGGAGGCGCGGTCGGGCCACGTACGACTTGCGTCCTACGACGGTTATCGGCCGTATGCCGACCGCGACTGGGACGACGACGACAGGCCGCTTTTCCGGCGGCAGACGGCGCGCCCTGCGCCACGCCGCCAGGCTGCCGCCAGAAGGGCGGGCCGCCGCCAGGAGGTCCGCAGCGAGCGCCGCACGCAGACCGCGCGTAAAGCGCCCCGCAGCCCGCTGGCGTCTCGCGGCTTCGTCAGCTTCGCCCGCGGGGGTGTATCGCGCACCTGTCTCACGCCCGCCGCGCGCGACCTGCTGGCGCGCATCGAAGAGCACTTCGGCCGCGTGGGCATCGTGTCCACCTGCCGCCCCGGGGCCGTCATCGCCGGCAGCGGCCATCCCTCGCGGCACGCGAGCGGCAACGCCATCGACTTCAACGCGCCGGCCGGCCGCAAGGCCGAGGTGGTGCGCTGGCTGATCGCCAACCATCGCTCCGGCGGCGTCATGACCTACCGCGACATGAAGCACATCCACGTGGACGTCGGCCGTCACTTCGTTGCCCTCGGCGCCGCCTCGGGCGGCGGCGGCCGCTGGCGCGGAGGGCGCGCCGTACGCGCGCCGGCTCGGGCGGCCTCCCTGACCGCTGACTTCTGATCGGCGGGCCTCGTCAGGAAACCGTAGATCGGCCGCGCGCGGAGAGGTCTCCACGCGAGTCCCCGTGTGGCACGTGAGCAGCGACGCAGCTTTGCTGGGCCCAGGCGTTGCGCCGGCTGCGATCGCGCTTGACTCCGGGGGCTGACGAGATCATACACGCAGCCATGGACCGATTGGCGACCCTATCCCGACTTTCAAGTAGCTCGCGCTATTGCCGCTGAGCTGGTCGCCCGTGCGCGCCTGACGCGCGTCCTGCAAACCCACGCTGCCCCGGTAGTCCAATCTGGTAGAGGCGCCGCCCTCAGAAGGCGGATGGTGCTGGTTCGAATCCAGCCCGGGGCACCAGGAAGGCTAAGCCGAAAGACTGCTGGGTAGCGGCCACCGTCTCGAAAACGGATCGGAGCATCGCCTCGTGGGGGTTCGAATCCCTCGCCTTCCGCCAAGATGCCATCAAGCACTTAGCGCGATTTTTCAACCATACCCGCCACCATACCCGCCACAAATTCGCCGTCTAACCGCCACCCGAGCCCGCGCCAGATCGCGCCGCGTTCCACCTTTCCAAGCCTTGTGGACAGCCCCGATGCGTCAAAGTGCGCCAATCTACGGGAAACCCGCTCAGCCCAATCCGCTCGGAACTCCTAGGGCGTCAAGGCGTACACAGAATTCGTCCGTGTATGCCTGGTAACTTACAGTTACCGTGTGCGGAGGAGGCGGAGCTTTTTCGGGGTTGAAACGCGCCGGTTGGGTGTGGCTGTCTCCGGTTCACCAAGGCACGAGCGGGTGAGGTGGAGAGATGCTGAAGGACGCAGACCCCGGCAATGAGGTTCGGGTCAACGCCTACTCGGTCCAGGAATTCTGCCGACGCAACCAGATGGGCGTCACTACCGCCTACCGGGCGAACAAGGCCGGCTTCCTGGAGTTCACAAAGCAGTTCAACCGAACACTGATTACCGTTGAGGCCGAGGCCAAGTTCCGACGGCTCGCGGCCGAGGGCAAGCTGGTGTTCCCCAAGTCGGGGAAGCCGAGCCCGAAGCAGCGCGCAGAGGCCAAGCGATGTGGCTCGCCGGAGGCGGCCTGAGATGCCCGCGGCCGATCACTCCTCGCCCCACGGCACGGCCGCCAGCGGCCCTCCTCCGGGCACCGGCGAGGCGCCGCCACTGCATCCCGGCGTGGCCGTCGTCTATCGCGAAATCATCTCGCGGTGGTGCCGGCAGCGGCGCGAGGCCGCCGTCATCGAGGCCGAGCGCGCCCGCGCGGTTGGTGAGGCCGGGCGCTCGATGCAGAAGGGCCTCGGCGTGAACCACGCGCCGAGGCCCTGACTTTTGCCGGGGCAAAGTCTGCGTCCCTGATCCGGTAGCGTCGCGAAGTCTGTGCAGCGCTGCACCCGGAGCGTTAGCCCACCGCCATGGGCCCGAAGCTGCGAGACGAAAGGATGAACCACGTGCCTCGACAGAACGGGGCGGACCCTAGTGCGCCTCACGGCCCGCGTCAACCCGCTCGTGGCCGCAGTCCCCGACCGCCGCGCGCGGAACGTGAGCAGTGGTCCGACGCATTTGGGGCGGCGGTTGAGGGCACCAAGGCGATACCGAAGAACGAGCGTAACAGGGCTCGGGATGAGCTGCTGCGCGCGGCGCGCGCCGACGGCAACCTGAAGAACACAGACAAAGTGGTCTTGGACCAGCTCGCCGCGGATGTCTACTGGGAGAAGGGCTACGCGGAGGTGAGCAATACGCAAATCGCCGAGCGCACCCACTGCAGTCGGCGCGGGGTGATCTACGCGATCAAGAGGTTGGAGGCCCGCGGCTGGATTGTCCGCCACGACAGGTGGCGCCAAGTCAGCAGGTACAACGACACATCGTTGACGGCCATCCCAGGACTGCCGGAGGTTGAGCTGCATAGGAAGGGGGCGCGAGATGGTGCACGGGATGCACCACATGGTGCACGGGATGCACCAAGAGATGGTGCAAAGTTTGCACCTCAGGAGTGCACGGGATGCACCGGAAGTCAGTCCTCTGTCCCAACCCCGGAAGATTCCCCGGATAAGTCCCCTGGCGCGCAAGCGCGCGCGACTGGCTCGGATTTTTCAAATTCGGGGGACACGGGACCGACGATGCCCGTGGCGAGCGCACGGCCCCAGGCTCCAGGCGCGGCGGCTGTGGAGGGCAAGACGGGCTCGGCAATGGTGAGCTTGCCTCACGCGTATCCCCTCACTGACAGGCCGGAGGTCGACGACGCCATTCGCGGGCATGGTTTCGACCCACAGTACATTTGGGATCGGCTCTTGGCGAAGCACCGACGCAAGATCGCGAAAGGCGGAGATGGGCTCAATATCGAGGACTTCGGTCGGTATCTCATTGCCATGGCCAAGGACGAGGCGAAGAAGCAATACGCCAAGCATCGTGATCCCGATGCACTGGCGGCAGCTCGCGCCAGCATGGAGGCGCACGCCAGCGGGCCTCGCCTCTTGCCGGTTCAGCGCCGACAGCTGCCACCACCGCGGCGGTGAAGCCCCCGAGGCCGCACGAGCCCGGCTGGCGTGACGCGTGGCGGCCGAACGGCACCGTGGCCGCATCCACCGGAGCTGGAAGGGGCGAAAGGGCCTCAGCGGTCAAATTGGGGGCGCTGGCTGCGTTGAGCGGTACAACCCGTCGTGGCCCTGAGATGTGAGGTGAGGCGACGTTAGGTGAGCGCTGACCTGCGACAACTTGCCCGACCGGTGCCGGTTGACATTGTGCGGGAGTTATCGTAAATGGGGCCTCATCAGCATCATGATGGAGTTTTGCACCCGCGGCCGCCCTGGCACGCGGGTTTTCGCGTTTTTAGGCCTCGCTGATCCCTCACCAACACCACCGCCGTGGACCGCCGCTCATGATCGAGCCGGCGGCCGGCGACGCTTGCTCAACTCAAGGAGAACAGGGCGTGTCCGGGAACTCCTCGCTCTACAACATCGCCGTGCGGATGACCATGGTGAGCAACCATGGCCCGATCCTGGCCGCGCTCGCGCACAGCCTCACGGGAATTCACCACGGCATCAACCAGGCCACCGCGGCCTCCAACCGCTTCCGTGTGGCCCTGGTCGGCGCCGCGACCGCGTTCATCGGCACCGGGCTCTTGAGGCATATGGCGCACGTCGTCGATCAGGGCGGCGAGATGGTGCGCACCATGGACCGCATGAAGCTCGCAGGCTGGTCGCCGGAGCTGATCCACCGGGCCACCACGGGCGCCTTCGGGCTTGCCCGGCAGTACCCGAGCCTGTCTGCCGGCCTCATCCTGGAGAGCGAGCGCGAGATGGCGCCGGTGCTCGGCAGCCGCGAGGAGGCCCTTCGCGTCGCGCCATCCCTGGCGCAGCTCATGCGTGTGCTGCAAATCCACAGGGGGCCGGAGCAGCTTGCGGCGCTGCCGGGCGAGATCGTGGCCGCCGTGCGCGCCGGCGAGTTGACCGCGAACACGCTCACCGACGAGCGGTTCCTGCACTTCCTCGGCATGATGACGCCGGCGATCAACGCCTGGGGCGGCCTCCTTGGGCCCCGCGACTTCATGATGGCTTTCAAGTACGGCCGGGCGGCCACGATGAACATGTCCGACCGGTTCATGACGAGCGTGTTGCCCACGCTGATGCAGGAAATTGGCGCATCCTCGGCCGGCACCGGGTTCCAGACCGCCTTTCAGGCCGTCATCGGCGGGCGCATGCGGCTGCGCTCGCTCAACGCCTTCGCGGATCTGGGGCTGATCGACCGGAGCAAGGTCGATCGCTCCAACCTGACGAACGAGGGCCGCCTGCGGCACATGCAGCCGGGCCTCCTGATCGACGCGCAGAAGTACCTCACCGACACCGATGTGTGGGTTCAGGAACACCTGATCCCGGCGATGATCAGCCACGGCATTATCACCAAGGAAGGCTACGACCTGATCAAGGCCGGCGACCTGCACAGCGCGCTCGGCCAGCAGACCCGCCAGGCGATCACGCAGCAGATTGCCATAATGTGGGCCGACCGCACCGGGCAGCAGATCATCGACACGCTGGCCCTGCAGGTGCGCAAGCTGGTCCGCGATGCGGGCCTCGTGGGGCAGGCGTCAGACCTTGGCGGCGCGCAGGGCCTCATCGGCGCCGACTACGAGATGGCCAAGACGGAATTGCACGAATCTTGGCGAACGTTCAGCGAGGCGCTGGCGCTGCCGAATATGCGTGCGGCGACCAGGGGCCTCAAGATGCTCACCGAGGGCGTCGGCGAGCTGACCGACAAGCTCAGGGGCATGGACCAGGACACGGTGCGGGATATCTTCATCAGCGCTGCCGTCGGCCTTGCCGCGTTCGTGGGCGTCGCCACCGTCGCGGTCATCGGCGCGCTCGTCGGCTGGCCGGTGATCCTCGGCGCGGCCGTCGTCGCCGCCCTGGCGGGAGCTGCCACCTACGTCTACCGCAACCGCGATTGGGTGATGTCGGTCGCCAAGGCCATCGGCGACAAGCTCTACTCGATTCCCTTCTTCGCCTACGAGTGGGAGTGGCACAAGGCGCTGGCCATCAAGATCGGCGAGGGGCTGATGCAGGTTCCCGGCCTGGTGTACGGGGCGGTCATGAGCATGGCGCAGGGCATCGCCGACTCGATCAAGGGAGCGCTCGGCTGGCTTGGCGGGCTGCTGCCGGGACATCCCGCTCCCGGCGCCGGTGGCGCACAGCCCCAGCATTGGGTGCCCCCGGCCCGCGGCGGCGGCGGCCTGGTCCCGATCCGCAACGTTATCACCATCGACGGGCACCGGATCGGCGAGGCCGTCAGCCACTACATCGCCGTCAACAACACCCATGTGCTGGCCGCACCGCAGTACGACGGTGGGCTGATGCATGTGCCCGTAGATTTGCAATTTTCCTGACGGCAGGGCGGCGCGAAGCCGCGTGGACATGGCTGCGGCGCCCGGCTAGATCGGGCGCATGCAGCACCTGCCCGCAGAAGCGATTCGGATGGCGTTCAACGCCACCGCCTTGCTTGGTCTGGAGCTGCTGATGCTGAGCGAAGATTGCCCGCGCTGCGGCGCAAACCTGGCCCTGGTGGGGCGTGCACACCGATGCGTGCTTCTCCGTCCGCGGGACAGTCTAGCGGAGGGCATGGCTAACGTTAGCCAGACCAAGGGCGCGACCTATCGCTACGCGACCCCGACGCGCGCCGCGGCTACATGGCCGACTACATGCGCAGCTATCGCGCCCGGAAGGCCGTAGAGCGCCGGGCGGCGGCCGGCTGATCGCGACAGTCGTCTGGGCCCGCGTAGGAAGCCCCAGGACGGCCGGGAGCATTCCGCCTCACCACAACAGCGCAAAGAGCGGTGAGGGCCCTGGAGGCCTCGCCACGGCGCCACAGCGCGCAATTCGGAGCCGACATCATGACAGCACACCGACTCGCCGAAGCCGGTGGCGGCACCACGTCGCCGCCCGCCAGAAGGCGCACGGGCCCGCCGCCGGGATGGAATACCTCAGCTGGTCGAGCGCGGCACGAGGAGCGCGTGCACCGTGCTCTTGAGCTGCGCGGGGCGGGGAAGTCGTACCAGCAGATCGCCGAATCGATGGGCGTCGGTCTGGCGACGGCGCACCGCTGGTGCCGGGAAGGCCTGGCCACGCTGCCGATCGACTCGGCCGAGGTGATGCGCAAGCTCGCGCTGGCGCGGTGCGAGCGGGTCATGGCGGAGATCATGACTCGCCTTCGAACCGAGGGCGTCAGCCTGCAGCTCGTGGATGCCATCCTTCGAGCCCAGGTTGTATTCGCTCGGCTGCACGGGATCGTCCTGGACGACAGCGACGGCGGGCTCACGGTCACCGTCGAACTCCCCGCGCCCCGATCACCGAAACCGGCGCCCCGGCAGGCGGCGCGGGCAAAAGCTATAGGTTGATGAACATGGCACGGACGAAAAAGCCGATGGAGCCCGCGTCGGGCGCCGCGGCGGCGAAGCCCAAGCGCCGCGGTGGCCAGCGGAAGAAGCAGGACCGGGCAAAGGCCGAGATCGAGCGCCAGGAGCGCATCGCCGAGGCTCTTGAGTACCGCCGGCAGGGTTTCACGTATCGGCAGATCGCCGACACCATGGGCGTGAGCACGACGACGGCCTTCGCGTGGGTCCAGCAGGGATTGGAGGCCATCACCTTGGAGTCGGCGCTGGCGGTCAAGAAGTTGGTTCTCGACCGCTATGACGACATCCTGCAGCGGTTGATGCCCATGCTGGAAGATGGCGCGGACCGCGATGTGGTCGATCAAATCGTGAAGATCCAGGACAAGATCCTGGCGCTCCACGGCCTCACCGGCAACGTCAGCCTGTCGTTCGACGGCGGCGACGATGGTGAAGGTGACGAGGCCATCGTGATCGCGAGGATCAAGGCGAGCGTCCCGGTCCTGCGGCCTGACACCCCGGTGCCGCCCAACCCCATTCTGTAACTCGGCGCGCCTGGCGCGCGTCCAACCCGTCCCTCGCGAGAGGGCACCGGCCGGCGCCGTAACCGCGGAGCGTTGGCGGCCGCGGTTCCCTCTGCTGGGGGCAGGAGAGGGGCCGGCCGGCATTCTTCACTTCAACGAGGAGACTAGCAAATGACACGGCAATTCCTTCCCGCGGAGTCCGACCGGACCGCAGCGCATGAGTGGATCGTCTCTGCCACCGGGTTCAGCTTCTGGTGGGGTGGCGGCAAGTACACCGTGCAGCCGGGCATCCCCGGCCGGCTGACGCGCGCGCAGCTCGACGCGCTAGAGAAGCCCGGCGCGGACGGCAGCGCGGCGCCAACTCTGTTCCAGCGGGTGAAATTCCCCGACGAGCAGGCGGTTCACTACCCGGTCTGGCACACGCCGTCGAGTAACTGGACTGCGCCCGGCATCGACGAGAAGGTGGCGCCGACCGCACTGCCCAAGGATCTGCCGGCGCAGGTGGCCGTCATCGCCGACGAGTACATCGCATACCCCTGGCACGGTCAGACGCTGACGGTGCGACCGCGGGAGCGCACGATACTGGAGCGCGACCAAGTGCGCTTCCTGGCGAGCCTCAGCTTCCCGTTCAAGGTCGTTGACTGACAACGCCGGGCCGGCGTGGGCCGACCCTTCAACCACTGCGGAGAATTCTGATGACGCGGGACGAAGCGCTGCGGCGCGAGCTGCAGGCGGCGGGGTGCATCGACGTGGACGCCGCCATCACATTGGGCGATTGGGGCGACGTGGACGCCGCGAGCGCCAAGGCGGCCGTCGCCGCCTTCAAGACGGCCAAGGGCTTCATCTTCAAGGAGCCGGCGCCAAAGTCGGCGCTGGACATGACGGAAGCGGAATATCAAGCCAGCGTGCGCAAGATGGTCATGGACGGCGACTTGGCCCGGTGCCGCCCGCCGATGCACCCCGGCACCGACAAATCGGCGCTGGACATGACGCCCGAGGAGTATCGCCAAGCCCTCTGGAAAATGGGGGCGCGGAGCGGGTTCTGACGGGCCGACGCGGCTTCGCCAGCGGTTTCGGCTGGCCCCCGGGCGGTCGCCATGGCGCCATCGGCTCCGCAACTGCATGGAGTGCGGTCAAACCCTGCAGAGCCGGCGGCGCCGTTCATCCTACGGGCGCGCGGCCGGCGCAGAAAAAGGGGCCCGCGTCGTGCCGGCCCCCGGTTGGATCAGCTGGTAAGGATGGGCGCCGCCTAGCGGCCCATCCCACCCAGGCCCCCGCCGCGTGTCCCGCCGCGGGCAGCGGCGAAGCGGTCGCGCCGCGGCGTCGTGCGCCGGGTGATTCGGGTCGCCGGCTTGGTGCGGCGGTCGCTGCGAGAGCGGACTGTGTAACGGGCCATTGTCGTGTCCTCCATCAAGCGCCGCGGGCCTGCAGAAGGGCGGCGACCACCTCGCTCAGATCGCTAAGCTCGTTCGACAAGTACGTCAACGCCTCCCACAGGTTCGGACCGCTGTCGTCTCGGCAGCCCGCGGCGCAGAAGGTGAGCGCCCCGGCGATGCCCGAGAGCTTGTCGGCAACCTCCTCCGGGGTTCGCATCGGAAGACGGCTGACGGAGTCCTGGGCGTGGTCGGATTGAGCCTGTTGCTCGATCAGCGCTTCGTGGATAAAGCCGTTCGTAGCCTGGGTCATCGGTCTACTCCCGTGACTTGGGTTAGGCCGCTCGCTGGTGTTCCTGCACCGGCGGGTGACCGCTAGCCGCGCTAGCACTGATAACTAGCAGCCCGCGTTGATCCGTGCACGCGACTTGTAGTTACCAACCGCCCCGCGACGAAAGCCGCACGCCGCCAGCTCGCGCGCGCCTTGCCGAAACTGTGAGTTACCCCAGCCCGATGCGATGCCGCTGCCGCTGCGCCAGCGCGCCCGCCAGCCGCCTCGCGCCTCTCGCCCGTCCCTGAGAGCCCGCCGCGCCCGCGCCAGCCCTAGAGCCCGCGCGCCCGTCTCGTTTGAGTGTACCCATGCGACGCAATGCCGCGAGACGAATTCCCCGTCTCGTTTGAGTTGATTTCTTGCCTTCCGAGACAGTCTCAGCCATAGTCTAGACCCAAGCGAGACACTTTCCGTTCAGAGGGGGAGACCATGGCGCCGTCGTTCTACGGCTACGCGCGAGTTTCGACCATCGACCAAGACCTCAGCATTCAGCGGGCCGCGCTCAAGGCGGCCGGCTGCACCGTCATCCGCGCCGAGAAGGCGAGCGGCACGAGCCGCAAAGGCAGAAGCGAGCTTGAGACCATGCTGCAATTCCTGCGCTCCGGCGACGCGCTGGTGGTGACCAGGATCGACCGGCTCGCGCGGTCGCTCCGAGACCTGCAGAACATCGT